TTGTCGGCGTATGCCTTAGCACACGACATGGTCCATGGAACGCGGATCGAGATGGGAGTAGTGTTGATGGCCTGCCGCGATGAGCAGCAGACCATGCTTGAATTTACGACCACCGGCAGGGATTGGAACCAGCACGGGGAGAACTGGCTGAGAAGGGTCAGCCAGTACCATGACGCTATGCGGCCTCTTCCTCCGTCGGAGCCTCTGGCGCGGGAGCCTCTGGCGCGGGAGGCTGTTGGGGAGGAATAAGGCCTTTCAAGAGCCTGTCTTCAGGAAACAACGACTCCAACATTGCCCGGCTCTGTGTATTTACAGGGCCGGGGGCAGGTGATCCTTGGGCCGCGGGCCCCGGAGCAGGAGCAGCGGGTGCCGCTTCCTGTCCCGGGACCCCTCTGGAGGAGGGAACAGCGGGAGATCCCTGAAAGAGTCTTTCAAGGAACCCTCGGGCAGTCCCGTCTTTTGGAAGATTGGCCTCTATTTCGTCCTGTTCCGTAGGCTCAATGCCCTGAAGCTGGGATTCAAGCTCCTCCGGAAAATAATTTAGCCCAGCAGCGTACATATACGAATTCAGGGCCCTAAGGTTTTGCATTTTCTGCTTAGGGGACATGGGGGCTGTTCTACGCAAAAGATTAGCCATCAGACGAGGGTCTTTATTGGCCTCTTCAAGGATAATTCTCATTTTTCTAGCAGGCATTTTATCCAGATACCTGGATGCAACATCCTTGAACTTAGAAGCCCAGCTCAAGGACCCAGCGCCTCCTGGACTCGTTGCCGAGGCAAGCTTCAACGCGTACTGGCTGACAAGAAGCTCTTCCATAAGATTCTGCGGGTCAAGTTGGTCAAGGCGAATATTGTTGTTAATCGAATTCTCAATTCGGCGCATTGATCTCGTCAGCGAAAGGACATTCTTAATGTCCGAAGGCCGGAATACCCCCTCGTTTCTAAGAAGCTGCACGAGGGAAGGCTGACGTCTTCCAATAGGCGAAAAAAGGGCTTTTTCAAATGCTTCTGGACTAAACCCCTTATCCCCGCCAGCAGCTGTATAGGCATATTCGTAAACAGCGGACCTAAGCCCATCGATTGCCCGCTGTCGATCCGCACCGCCTCTTTTGGCGACTTTCAAGAGATCATTTATGCCCTTCGTAGACCCCTTTGCGACCGCTTCTGAGAGCGCTTTTACGGGACTTTTCCCTCCAAGGAGAGGGGACAGGTAAGACTGGGAGGCAATCTGCTTATTGATTGCACTCTGTTGATCAACTGCCGCCCTCAATGCATTTTCGGCGGAAACTGCATTTTCCATGTCCGCAGTAAGGCCCAACCTGTCCAGAATCATCTTGTTCTGGTTCACAAACTCAGACAGTTTTGTGGGGTTGACTCTCCCGTCTGGACCTAAGGCTTTGTTTGCCGCAAGTCTATAGATATTTCTTTCGGCTTCTTGTATGGAATCAATGCCTTCTCGAGACATTTGAGCATACGGGGCAAGCTCTTGGGCAGAAGGAAGGTTATTCTTAACTGCGTCATCATACATACGGGACATGAGTCCCACCGCGTCCTCAATCTCAGAAAGACGGGATGCAGTCCTGTCATTTGCCGTCGCAAACGATTTTTGTACCAGATACTCCGGTACTGCATCTTCCACTATTTCATTGGCATATGTTCGAGTGTAGGAATCATTCAGCGCCTTTGAAAAGGCGCGAGCTTCGTCATACCCGGGAAGATTGATCTTTGAAAGATCATCCAATGCCGCATTGGATAAAGACCCAAACATTCTGGCGTCATTGGGAGAGGCTGCATCCCTGCCGAGGGCAAGAAGATCCGACCTAATCAACACCAGATCATTAACAGAAAATTCTTTTCCGCCCCTAATGTACTTACTGGGAACAACCCCCGTGTTGAGGTATTCATCCGTGAGCTTTCCTTGGTTGTAAAGATCAAGATCCTTCGGCGATATGCCAAGAATAGACATGATCTTTCCCCCAGCAGAAAGATCTGTCCCTTTACGAAGAGGGCCAACAGAGGATGCTATCTCAAGGGCTTTTCTACGAAGGTTGGGAACAGACACAAAGGTTCTCTGCACTCCTCCGGAGCCTTTTTGGGGCTTTACGGGCCCCACACCTGTACCAAGACCAGGTTCTCGCTGAACCATTCCGGTTCTTGGGCTTCCCCTTTCGGCGCGAGTCCAAAGCATCCTTTCGTATTCACGAGCATTTGCCAAAGCAGACTCAATATTCTGTTGTACCACGGTGCCAGCGATCTTCCTGGCCTCATCCGCGGATCCCACCGTTCCAATCCTAGAAACAGCACGCGCTGCGCGATCTTCCGCACGCATTCTCTGGGCGTCTAAAAGGGCCTCAAACCTGTACTTTCGAGCATTTGCGACAGTCTCAAGGACCGTCGGATCTCCACTGTCCTTAAGCGCATTTATAAGCGCTTGGTAAGCATTTGCAGATTTTTCGGCTTGGGCTTTTACATCAGACGCATATTCGGAATTATCCTTGGAAAGGGTTTTTTCCAACGCCACCAGAACGTCAGAGGGCCGAGAGCCGCCCTTTAGTGTGGATGTAGATACTTTTTGGGCGGCGGTAGGCGAAAACCCCGGCGGAAGCGCTGTATTGGCTTCAAGCTTTTTGATAAGCATTTCTATATCAGCAGCGTCCAGCGGAATCTGTTCGTTCTGGTACAGAATCTCAGACAAAATATTTACTGCCCGCTGATCTGCAGCAGGGCCACCAAATCCCGCAGCAGAAGCAACTTTTAGCGCCATGTCCTTCATGCGCGGGGCAACACTGGCTGAGATTGACGAAGGAGAGGCCAGTCCAGCCGCCGTTTCGGCAATAAATCGATTCAAATGGGATTCTGGATTTTTGTCATAAGCCGCTCCGCCTGCGATTCCTGAAGCCACGGCGGGAACCGCTTCTTTTCCAAAAAATGAGGAGGAAGTCCCTTTTTCAAGGCCCATTCCTTGGAGAAATTTTGGAAGCGCCGTCGGTATTTTCGCTGCCGCCCTAAGCGCGCCAGCTCCTCCAAGCGCTTCACCGGTCGTTTTACCTCCCTCGTACCACGAACTCAGTTCAGAGGGAACTTCTGGCAAAAGAGATTCAAAGGATTTCCCGGCACCATATCCCGCAGCCATGCCAAGGCCTGTTCCAATAAGTGCCCCTGGAACCGCTCCCGCCGCCCCAAAAGGAGCGCCTACTGCGGCCCCAAGTCTTCCGCCCGCGAGAGCGCCAGAAAGAACCGCGGATCCTGAGCCGAGTCCCGCCAACGCCCCCGTTCCTGAAGCTTTCGCACGATCAAGAGTTGAGGCTTCGCGTATCTTGAGTTCTTCAAGTTTTCTCAGGTACTCAAGTTCTTTTTTTTCTTCTTCGTTCAAAGGAATGGCGGCCATTACAGTCCTCCTCCCATCTGATTCCTCAAACGAGAAAGTTCAGCCCTGTCCCTGATGGCTTTTTCTTCCTCTGTCCCGGCTTGGTAGCCAATCTGGGCCCTGGCCTCTGTTGCAAGAATATAGGCCTCTTCCGCTGCTTCTCTTTTATTCTTACTGGTCGTTGGATTTTCCATTACAAGTTGGGCTTCTTTAATTAACCGAGCATATGCGCTGTCAATGGCAAAGACAGCTGCGTCAATAGATGATTGTGTGGTTAGTATGCCGGGATCTTGAGCATTTCCAAGCGCTTGGTACAGGTCCTTGGCGGAACTAAAGGACTTAGCCTTATTATCATTAAGATCGCTTATAAGCTGCCTGATTTGAAGCGAAAACGAATTTCTTCTTGCAAGAAGTTCCGGAGATCCAACAATCTCTGACACTAAAGGAATTCTTGATGCCTCCGCACTAAGCGCTCCGAGCCCTCCTATGCCCCTGCTGTTTTCGTAGAGAGTCGGCTCTCGCTGGGGCTGGACTTCAGCAGTATCTTCTCCGGGAACTCCACCAGATGCGGGTCCTTCTGCGGGAGAAATGCTAGACGGAACTACAAAAGCCAATGAGGGGTCTCTCTCAATCAAATCCCTTGCAAGAGGACTTGGAATATAAGAAACGTTGCCCTCAGCGTCTGTTGCTGGTCTAAATTCACCCGCTATAACAGATCTAAATACACGTCTCTTCTCGGGGGAAAGGGTGCCATTTAAGTAGCCCTCTGCATTTTCGGCCAGGAAAGCAGTTTTTTCATTTGCTTTTGAAGAGAGGCCAGATATTCCGGTGCCCCCCGCGCCGTCTTCTTTCTCCCCAAGTTCATACAGCTTTCCTGGAACGATCTCATTCCCAGAGATGTCGGTGAAAGTCGTTTTTGAATTTCCATCACTGTCGTAAACGACGTTTCTTTGCACGTACTGGCCGTTTTCGTCCACAAACTCTTTAACAAGGGTTTTAGACGACCCTTTATTCTTCATCCCCGCAATATATAACTGACTCAAGAGTTTGCGAGATTCAGATTCGTCTCCGCGAGCAGCTTCAAGTGCCGCTAGTTTGATTTTTTGATCTCGCTCGCGCTGATTCTTGGTTCCTTCAACAAGAATCCCGGGGACATCCCCAAAAGCCCCTGCAGCGCGGGCCGCGAACGAGCCCGTCAAAGGAGTTCCGGTAGGACTAACGTTTGCTGCGAAGTTGAACCCACGCTGGGCGATCTGCGCCAGCATGATCGCCTTGTCCATGTCTTTCTGTTGTTTGGAATCCCCAAGGACATCGCCGTACAGGGATGCATATTCCCCCATACGTTTCTTAATGTCCGCCGTGTCGGGTCTTCCAAAAATAGAGGTTATATCTTGCGGATTACTTTTTTTTTGAACGTCTCCGCCTTCGGCATAGTACCGCTCATAGCTCACCTCACCGCCATCGGCCATGTTCAGTGGTCCGGGGGCCGCGGCGCTAGGTCCGGGCATCGGCGCGGGGGCTTGGGGCGCAGCGGGAGCCGCTCCACTTACCCCAGCCGCCTGGAGTTGTTCTCCAAGACCTGCGAGTCCGGCCATTGGAGATGCTCCGGGTTGGAGCGGTGCACCAGCGCCCGATGGCGGGAGGGGGGGAGGAGTAGCCCCACCGGGCGCTGGGCCCGCAGACGGTTGGCCGGGGACGCTAGCGATCCCTTGGCCGAGTTTGGACTGAAGAAGCGTAAGCACTTCTTCAGGGGTATTCATCGCGGCCTTTTCCCCAACGAGTTCTGCCAGTTCTTCGCGACGGGATGGAATTGACCGCATGTCCCCACGAAGCGTGTTCATCAGGATCTCAGGAGACCGAGGGGTCCGGCCAATCATCTTGCCGGATTCGCCTTCCTCGTCGTCGTCTTCACGTTCCAGAGCATCATCGTCTTCCTCGGGCATTTCTCCCTCAATAAGTGCCTTTTTTAGGTTCTCTCCCATTGCGTCCTTGAATCCATCCATAATCCCCACGTTCTCTGGATCCATGGCTTTACGGAACATTGAACGATTGAGTACTTTTGACTTCATAGTTGTTCCTTAAATAAGACCTGCAGATTTCGCTGCAGCGCCACCCGCTAGCAACCCAGAACCAATCCCCGCCATTGTTTGTAAAACACTTCCCGCGGGAACAGTTTGGGAAGACAGCGACATCTGTGTTGACGGGGCCCCTCTAGTAATGTCCGAAAGCCAAGATATGTTTTGTTTTGCTTGGAGCGCTTTTTGTGCCGCGGTGGCTCTGATTGCGTCAAGCTGCGCCTGCGCGTTTTGCTGTTCTCCAACCCCAAGATTGTACAGAAGCCCAACGTCGGCTTGCGCGGCGGCCTGTGCTTGTTGACCGACAGCGCCTTGCTGGATGCCCATGGAGGCAATTTGCTGCCCAGCCTGCCCCAATGCTTGGCCCTGAGCCAACGCAGTTTGTGCCTGTTGGCCAGCAAGACTTCCGATGCCTTGGCCCAGCTGCCCATACAACTGTGCCTGTTGTGTTGCCAGCTGCCCCTGTGCAGTTCCCAACTGCCCCTGCTGCAGCCCCATCTGACCGAGGGCTTGGCCCGCTGCCGCCATGTTTTGGATGCCCTGCTGGCCGAGCTGCATCTGCTGTATCTCTTGGGCACCAAGCTGCTGCCCAATATTTGCCAACTGCTGCCCCTGTTGAAGTCCCAGTTGGGATTTTTGGGTTTGCATATTGGCAAGATTCTGAGCCTGCTGATTGGTGATGTTGGCCTGCTGTCCAGCAATCTGGCCATAAAGCGTTCCAGCTTGTGCCTCTTGCGCGGACATCCCGGCAAGTGCTTGAGCAGCGGATTGGCCCAGCTGAGTCTGCTGGATTTCCTGCTGCCCGAGAATCTGGCCCGACTGAACAAGCTGCTGCGCCCTGCTGAGTTCGGCCTGAAGTTCTCGGGACTGAACATCCGTAAGAAGTCCAGCCTGCTGCGCCTGCATTTGACCCTGTACCTGAGCAATCTGGGCCGGGGTGTATCCAGCCTGCACCAAGTTCTGGTAGATATTGGCTTGCAGGCCCGTCCCAGCCTGTCCCAGCTGCGCCTGTTGAATGGCCTGCTGGCCCATAGCTTGACCAGACTGGGTAATCTGTTGTGCGCGCTGCAGTTCTGCCTGTAGTTCTCTGCTCTGAGCGTCGGTAAGCAGCCCAGCGCGCTGCGCTTGAATCTGGCTCTGGACTTGAGCAATCTGGGCAGGAGCAAGTCCAGCCTGAACAAGGTTCTGGTAGATTGCCCCCTCTGATGTCTCGGCCTGTTGCCCCAACTGGGCCTGCTGAAGTTCCTGCTGCCCAAGGGCTTGGCCAGTTTGCGCCAACTGAGCTGCCTGCGCCAGCTCGTTCTGGGCTTCTGCCGTCTGCAAGGCTCCAGCCTGGGTTCCAAGAGTCCCTTGAAGCGCGGCTTCCTTTGCCAGTGCTTCTGCACTGCGCTGACCAATCTCGCTTTGCGAGAGCCCCAGCTGGCCCAATGCACTCCCCTGACTCAATTGCCGTTGCTGTTGCTGCTCAAACCCTGTCATCGCAGCCTGCTGTGCTTGGGTATAGTTTTGGAAATAGTCCTGCAGAATTTTCTGCTGCATTTGATCTTGAAGGTTTCGCTCAAACTCAGCGCGTTGGACGCCTTCGCGGGTACCACCAAAAGCTCCGGCACGAACAGCTTGTGCTGCCATTTCTTGGCGCGCAATGTTGCCTTGCCGGCGCATCTCCTGCATGGCCTGTTGGGTCACAGCGCGCTGATAGGGATTCATGAACTCTTGGGCAGCGTCTGGGGAGTATTCTTCAGCCCCTTGCAAAAGTCCTTCAATGCCAAGGTTAATGGTCCGCGCGGCCTGACGCTGGGCGGGCATGGCCGCCTCTGCAACGTTCTCCGCTGTTTGAATGCCGGACCGGACGGCGCGGTTTGCCAGTCCCATGTTGACGTCCGCCTCTTGGGTCTGGCGAGCGGCTTGGTTGATCAAAGCCTGTGAGCGGCCTAGATCAGCTTGGGCATAGTCCCCTATGTCTTGGGCAGCAGATGTCATTCCGCGAACCCCTCTCTGAATCGTGCCTAACCCTTGATCGGCAGCGTTGGCATATCCTCCAAGCTGGTTTGCAACGCGCTCTGCCGCACTAAAGTCGGCGTCTACCTGACGTGCGGCTGAAAGTCCTTGACGAAGCGCCGCTTCACTGGCCCCTAGATCGGCTTCCGTATACTGACCAGCAGCCTGTGCTGCTTGGCCGAGTCCACGCGTTCCCTGGGACACCGCTCCTAAGCCGGAATTAGCCGCAGCAGTATACCTTCCGATGCCTTGCGCGGCGCGTTCTGCATCAGTGAAATCTGCATCGGATTGAAGTGTTGCAGAAATTCCCTGACGAATAGCGGCCTGACTTGCGCCAAGGTCGGCTTCCTGCTGCCCACGGATCATCTGCTGGGCTTGGTTGATTCCTGCGATGCCGCCAGCGACATCTCCAGCCCCGCGACCAGCCTGCTGGGCATAGGTACCTAGTTTACCGGTAGCTTGCTCTGCGGCGGCAAAATTAGGAGTTGCGCCAAGGACTCTTCCGGCCCCTTGCCCTATGTAATTTCTAGCGTTGGATAGATTTGCTTGGAGGAAGTTATCCGCCATATTAGCGGCTTGTCCGACAACTCCTGCACCTCTTTGGATGTACTGATTTCCAGCGGCAATATTTTGCTGGTACTGATTGAGTTGGTTTGCCGAAATAAGGCCTCGGTCATAAGCATTCATCGCCGCCTGGTATTGAGGGTCCAGGTTGAGGCCATAAATGTCTTGGGCCCCAAGCATCGCCAAGTCTTGGCCTTGGGTAATGGCGTTACTGGCTGCAGTGAGGTACGGTTCGTAAACTCCAATTCCCTGCTGAGCAAGGGACATTGCCTGAAGCTGTGTTGGAGAAAGTCCTGCCGCGACATACGCCGGCATGGTGTATTTTTTATTATACTCCGTTGTTGCCGCCTTAATGACGGCAGCTTTTTGGGCCTCAACTTCGGGGGCCTCTCGGACAATCTGGCCGGTGTAACTAACCGCCATGGTTTTTCTCCAGCGCTTTCATCATTGCGTACATACGTGCTGCTCCGATCCGTCTAGATCCGTCCCCAGCTCCTCGAACGGCCTTGGCGGTAAAAACAAATTCACCGTCTGAAAGCATGGCCGGGATAGAGTCCGAAGTGCCACTTCCAGGACCGTTAATAGGTCCCGTTTTACGCGGAAAATGCTTAGGTTGACCCCCCTGTGCGAGATAGTTAGACGCATAGGGGTCTATATTGGAGTAGGAAGTTGAAAATTCCCCTGCATTAAGCCCCCATTTTTCGGGATTTTCTTCCAGCAGTTCGTACCCGGTCTTTCCTACATAATCCTTGTCGATCATTCCTTCATAGCCCGGAGGGGGCTGGGTATCTTCTGGATTTTGGTCAAAAGCACCCGCCAGATATGCGCCCCCTATTCCAACGGCGGCGAGTGGGCCGTAAGTCCGGAGAAACCCTGGAGTAGCTGCATCGTAGGCTTTTTTAGCAAGAGAAGCGGCCACGTCGCTCCCCATGTTATTTGCAATGGCATTTCCATAAGCGCTGGTGGCGGCCTCGCTAGCCGCAATTTCGCCTTGCTGTTTAATCCCACTTGGCATGATGTTCTCGTTAATCCACTCACCAGGCTTTCCAAAAGTTTTTCCAAGCCAAGATTGCTCGGCGACTTTGGTCGCCGTAGTGGGGGAACCAACTTTTGCGGCGATATCTGTTGCTCTAGTGGCGGCTTCAGGAACCGAAGCTTTTGCGGATGTAATTGCCTGATTGGCCCCTTCCTCTGACAACGGGGAAGCTGATGGCATGTCCCCCGCGTAACTTTCCCCCAGTCCGGCGGTTTTTACCGCTGCAGATCCTTTCGCAGCCTCTGCAGCCTTGGTATACGCTTCGGGGGTCAGGTTAAGTACCTTGGAACCAATGCCTACCGTGGCACCCGTCAACAGCCCTCCCTTAAGCGCATCCCCGAATTTCTGTCCGCTTGCCAGATTCACCAAGGTGCTTGCAGCAAAGGTGTTAAAGGCCAGCGCCGCATTAGGCATGGCAGCCAAGCCAATGCTTCCGGCAAGCCCAGCGCCCCCAAATAACGCGCTTCCAGGACCAAGGAGCATGGTTGCTCCGATAGTAAGAACTGCCTTTCCGATGGGGTTAGAAGCGACCTTCTTTACAACTTTTACAACCCCCGTAACAACTTTTTTAACTACCCCTACCACGGCTTTTACGGCTTTCTTAATTCCCTTAAACATATCGCTAAAGAAACCAAATTCTGGAAGCCCTGTATTAGGGTTAATCGTGCCACTGCCCCCGTTTCTTCGAAGCATTCGTGCTTCAGACGGGGTTATATGGGCAAGCATGGTATCTGTACCACGGCCTTGTGCAGCAATGGCTGCGGCCAAAGGCTTAAGGGTCGCTATTCCTCCATCAGAAAATTCCATTGGAGGAATTTCTGGACGCTCTGAGTTTTTTTGAGAGAGCTTATCCAGAGCTATGTTCATCGCAGTAAAAAATGCCGGATCATACGTCTCTGGCATTAGTTCCGAGGGAATTCCCTCATAAATAGCATCTTGACGGTTTTCTTCGTAGTTTTCAGGGTCACTGGACAAGATGTCCATTAACTGACCCAGCGCATCTATGGCGTCATCCGGAAGACTGGCATTGGCCAAAGCGGTTTCTAACTGAGCAATAAGTTGGGGCTCAGACTGACCAATGCTGTCCAGCAGATCTTGCCCAAATCTCTGTGGATCTTGGGTTGCATATTCTCGTAATGCGGATTCAAATTTTTTAATCTCTTCCGGAGGCACTGGAGGCATGGACGGCTCCGTTGGAGCTTCCGTTGATTCCGGCAGAGACATGATACCTTCAGCCATGTTTAATACCTTTCCTGTGTTGTGCCATGGTCCGTGGACCGCGCGCCAAGAAAGGACGCGAAAGTGGCACTAATAATGCTCCAAAACCCTAGTTTCTGTCCACTTCAAGATAGGACAGGTAGAAATACACCGTGGAAACTGAGGATTCCACTGAAATCTTGTCCCCGGCCTCCAAAACGCACGGAACCCCGTTAAAAACGTCCATTGTGCTGTTGGGAGCCAGGTTATAGGACCTCAGGAGGTAATATTCCGTGGCGGACCCGCTGACGTACTGCGAAACGGTGATCGCGGCCCGAGAAGCATTGGCATTGGTCACCCGGAGTGAGTTTAGAATCGCCGTGTTGGCGGTGGGAACCGTGTAAAGGTCAGTTTCTGTAGCCGCACTAGGGGAAATTCGCTGCCTAAAGTACTTATTTGCCATTTTTTAGCTCAAAGATGAGATATAGCCCACCGTCAGGATGACAGAAGGCGTTGCTGGACGGGTCGGGGAAGTCGCCGTGGGCAAATGCTGGAGAGAAACTGCCGTATTTGTCGTGCTCCAGTAGATTTCGAAGTAATCCCCCGGATTTAGGTCCAAATAGAAGTTAAGGGCAGCAATCACCCCTCCGTCCACGCCCCCGTGAGAGGAGGTAATGCTGTACCGACTGTTGCTGTCATCGATGTTGGTGCCGTTTTTTGAGAACCAGATGTCAACGTCGTGGATCTGACTGTCGGTGTTGATCAGCTGAAAGCTAAACTGGACGTTATAGACCCCCGCATAATCCACGTTCACCCGCGAGGAGTTGGTGACATATACTCCTTCTGACAGATCCGTCACGTTATACGTGACTGCATAGCCAACGGTTGTGGATGCCGCCGTCTGGTCTTGGTCACTCCTGAACGACCCGTGGGGGAGGAGAAGTTGCTGAGCACCCTGAGGCCCCGCAATCCCAGAAGCTCCTGCCGCGCCTCCGAACCACTGCCCCTGGGCCGCCGTATTTTCAGTGGCCGTCGGGGTGTAGGTGGTATTGAGCTGCAGGATAACCTGTTCGAGAGAGCGGACAAGCTGGTTGAACTGCTCAGGACTGTATTCGCGTGGGGTAGCGTTAGGTAGCCGGACGTTGAGGATCTTACTCATCTAAGCCCGTCCGGCTGCAGGTCCACGCGCAACGTGCCATACCGCCACTTGGTATCAATTTCATCACTCTCGATTCGGAGTGAGATCTGTCTCCCGCGCGCCCGCGTGTCCACCTTTGTAGTGGTCGGAGAAATAATGTACGGATCAAGAGAACTCGGGGTGGCCGCTCCTTGGGGGTACGGACGCAACAACAGGTGGACGGTGAGGTCACCCTCCTGTTCTTTGAAGTCGGGGATGAACCGGCGCATGAAAAGCATTTCGTCACCGTCACCGATGTCAAAGTAACCGGAACGGATATATGACGTGATGGCTTCATCAACAGCGTTCTTGCCGTACTCCTGGGCGTAAGCCGGAGATCTTCCTGCCGACAGACCGTAGATCGTCGAAATGGTGCTTTCAGTGCTACTCGGCAGATAAGAGAACGCTGTCGGGTACTTAAACACCGAAGAATCCTCCCACCAGGTTCTAGACATGGTGCCGATGCTCCAGACCTGTTCCAGATAGTTAAAGGTCACACAACGGTCGATGTAATCCGAGTTTTCCGAGCAGTACCACCACGTCACTTCGTTGAAATCAGAGTTGATCCCAACAAAGAACCGTGAACCTTGGGTCAGGTTTATGTTATCGAAGACATAGTCCTGCACCGTACAAGGCAGCTTCTTGACCGTACCGTCGAACACGTAGAACGCCTCTTGGCCCATCCAAAGGGCAAGGCCGTTCACGTCTGCCGCCGCATGCGCTCCAACACATCCACAATTAGCTCCTAGCTGTTGGAACCCAAAAGTGTAGGGCGGCCCGATATACTGCATGCCGTGCAGTGACGTGTCCGTAAAGATGAGGATCTGGCCTCTTGACCGGACAGCGGTCACGATTTGATTGCCGTCCGTAAGGCGTTGACCGCCCGCCGTATTAGTCGCGGTCTCAGCAAAGTTCGCGATGTCTTCCTGCGAAGAAAACCGCACGAACATGGGATCCTGGGTCGAGGGGGTTCCTATCGTGCTTTCCGTGCCAAAGCACACCAGATGCCTGTCCGGGGTAGAAACCAGCGCATAGGTGCTCTTCGTTGGGGCCCCCGATATCTGCGCCGCGCGTGTGCTGGGACCCGCGCTGGTGTCCCAGTAATAGGTGCCTCCATTGTACAACTGGCAGACCATGTCTTCGCCGTAGTTATCGAACTGCCAGATCCGAGCAAACAGGCCCAGCCCGGCAGCGCGGGGAGTTCCCCACGTTCCCCCGCCCCACACTCCAACGCCCCATCCAAAGTCAAAATAGTTGATGTCAAGGCCGATAGAAATCTGATATGCCCCTACAACAGAGGCTCCCCCGTTTCCGCTGTCGGAGGACGTCGCAGAAACTGGGGCCGTTATAGTGTAGGTGTTTGCGGTCAGGACTTCGGTGATTTGGTATTCTGAGTTCAGAATAGCCGCGGTGATGTTTCCCCCGAGGGAAGCAGATCCACTGAAAGTAACGAAATCCCCGGCCAAAGCGCCATGAGACGTGTCCGTAACCGTGATGGTTGGAGATCCATTTGTCGCGGCAAACGTGACATCCCCGGCAGCCGTGGTTGTCCGCAGGGGGGTAATGTCCGTCCAAGTTCCGCCAGAGTACACGTATAGCTTTTTTGTGGTCCCTACAATCATATAGGGAACCCCAGCCAGAGAAGTCCAAGACCTCGAATGGCTTACGATCCCAACGAGATAATTTTCAAACTGCTCGAACCATATCCATCCGCCTACCTTTTCGGGAAGGCCGTAGCGAAAACGCACGTAATCGCAATCGGTCCAGCCGCCCTCCGCACCGTACTCGGTGTTCTGTTTATCAATCCCAGGTTTTAACGCCAAGCGAAGGAGAGGCATTTCAGGTCTCCATTAAGCAGCGACAGCCTTAATGACCGCGAAGTTAAACACTGGCTGTTCCGTTGTCGTTCCTCCGGTAGTGGCGAAGGAAATACGGAAAGAACCAGCAGCCACTGCCGTGACGTGAATCATGTACAGGTCAGTGCCGGACTTCTGGTTCACAATCACCGTGTCCGTGGCAGCAACGGTGCTATTGGTCACTGTAAAGCTTTGCCATGTTGCAGAGCCCGCAGCAGACACCAGCGTAATCGCGCCATTGGTCTTGTTCAGCGTGACGCCGGTCGTTCTGTTGGTGAGCTGCGTGACAGCCCCGCCAGTCCCCGTTCCGTAGCCAAGGCCCGCAGTATCCTTGGTCATAGTGAATCCGGTATCGGCAACTCGACAGATTTCGGCGACAGCAGCCGCGTTAGCCGCAGCGCCAAACCGAATCGTACCGCCCCCATCTACGCCCGCCGAGGACGAAAGAATGTAAGCGCCAACCGCCGAGTTCGTGGTGTCTGAGTTGTAGAACTCGATTTTACCGAGGGGCTGATTAGCGGCCGTAGCGGTGTCTTGGTCTGTGAACCTAATGACGTTGAGCGGAGCATCTCCGGTCAGGCCTGTGTTGTTTGCTCGGATATCGAGCATCTGTTGCGGGGTTGTAAAGTTGCTCCCTAAAGCAAGATACCCCTCTGGAGACAAAGACATTCGCAAGGTTGAGCTTGTGTCGCCAGCGGCTGTCACTGAAAAATTCAATCGCGAAGGAATTGAAGTAGAAGCAACAGTCCCCGCGACTTGAGCGGAAATTAGCGCGCCTGGATTGAAAGTCGGGGAGCCACCACTGTCCGCGCCATTGAACTGAATGATGCCGAGGTTATCACCATCGGTTACAGCGCTGAGAGTTCCAATAGTCCCGCTCTTGCTCTTGTTGAATATCAGCGAGCCAGAAAATAAAGCGCCGTTTGCCCAGTTGTACACGCCCACAGAACTGTTGCCGACGTTTGCGCCTTGAATCTGCATTACCGGCGTTACGGCTGATGCTACAACCTTGCTTTCAACAGTTGTTGTATAGCCTTGGATTAACTGCCCTGCGTTGTTAACGATAAAAGGCGTTGAGTCAGGGTTCGTGGAGTCTTCAACTTCAAGAGCATTTGCAGTGCCTGTCTGCGTGACGCGAAGTGCTGCGTTGGTGTTGTCTGTAACCGATACGATTGTGTTTCCGCCAAAATAATTCGGTGCGGTGCCTGCGGCGTAAAAGTTGTAGCGAGAGGTTCCGGAAGCCGCTATTGCTGAATAAAAACCGTAGTTAGTTGTACCGGAGGTATTTGCGGAATCCACAAATACTGCATACTGGTTAGTTATTGTGGCCCCGGCGGTGGTGTCCACAATCTTAAATATTCCATCCGCCTTAAATCCATAAAACGCTGGAAGCGTAAAAACAGCGTCAGCTGTAGAAGGAGAGGATAGAAACGATGTCTGAGAAGCAGCAGCAGAAGGAACGGTAACTGAATCTTGAAAAGCCTTACGAATAGTTCCCACGTTCCCCGTATCAGAATTTACATTGATCCCAGCATTGTTGCTCGCTGGGATGCTTACGCTAACTTGCCCGGTAAGACTCGGAGCGGTTGCAAATACAAGTGCCCCGCTACCCGTCTCATTAGTAACAGCCGCAGCGAGGTTTGCTGAGGTGGGAGTAGCCAAAAACGTTCCAACATTCGCTCCAAGTCCAGAGATACCCGTTGAAACAGGAAGTCCAGTACAGTTCGTCAGCGTTCCGGAAGTGGGCGTGCCGAGGACGGGTGTGACAAGGGTAGGACTCGTCGCAAATACAAGTGCCCCGCTACCTGTCTCATTAGTAACAGCCGCAGCGAGGTTTGCTGAGGTGGGAGTAGCCAAAAACGTTCCAACATTCGCTCCAAGTCCAGAGATACCCGTTGAAACAGGAAGTCCAGTACAGTTCGTCAGCGTCCCGGAGGTTGGTGTTCCGAGGACAGGTGTGACAAGAGTCGGGCTGGTGGCCAAGACATTGTTGCCAGTGCCTGTATTGGTAACACTGGCCACGTTTTTGTTCGCATCAAGTGCCAGTGCCGTGCTAGCGGTCAGCGAGGATACGGAAAGGTTCCCTACCTGCAGATTCTCAAGGATGTTGTAGATGTAGGAGGTGCCGCCGCTACCAGAACAACGCACGACAATATTCTTCCCATTCGGGATCTCATAATCGCGCGCCGCGTCATACGTCCCTTGGAAAAGCAGAATGCTGCGACTTCCAGAGAGTCCATTCCGGATAAAGTAATACCCCTCAAAATCATTGGGGGTAACCTGGACGTAAACGGTTCCGCCAAGATCTCCGGCGTCGACGAACTCAACAATCCTGTTGCGTCCATTAGACGCTGCAAAATCAGCAACATTGAGCGTATTCGGAGAGCCGGAACTACCTGCAGAGGCCAGGGTGACGCTGACATATCCAACAATGGCCGTGTCAAAGTAGTCAAAATTGGTGTTAGTGGAATCGCCCCACGTGCCGGATTCGTCCCCCGTGGTGATCTGCTTTATACCAAGATTCGTGTACGTAGCCATTGTTGTTCGCTCCTATGCTACTCGTGACCATGTCGCGGCCTGAGAATCGTTGACCACGGTCCAGTTAACAGTTGATTCGTCGTTTACCGATTCCCATGAAGAAACTGACGCAGGTAAAACCTGCGACCATCCCGGGTTTTGAGAATCCTCGATTACAGCCCAGTCCGGGGTTTGATTATCCGATATTGTAGCCCAAACAAGGACAGATCCTATTTGTGCAGTGGCTTGGACCCCTGTCACCAGGTCTATTTTCTGTATCTGCCCAACAAGGCCGGAAGCGCTTACCCCAGTAACGCTCCCAATTGTTGTTGGGAAAGCCAGAACAGTTCCTGCACTTGCCGCTCCAGATACCCCGGTAACGGTAGCGGAAGTAGTTCCGTTAACTATAACGCTGCCCGGGAAGCCTGTTCCCACAACTCCTGTTGGACTTACCAGCGCACCCGTGATAAGAGACACATTTCCTGCAGTGCCGGAGGCTTGTACTCCCTGAACAAGGTATAAAACGCTTTGGGAAGAGGAAATGTTTCCAATTTGACCCGTTGCAGAAACCCCGGTCGGAACATCAACAAAATCCCCCCGTGCGGTGGCAATGCCTGCAAAAGCACTTCCAGAGGTGCCAGAAACGGATATGCTGACGTTTCCTGCTACGGAAACTGTCCCAGAACTTCCTTCCGCTTGAGTACCTGAAACAGCAAACGTAGGGCTGGAAGATATAGAGACACTTCCAGTTCCGGCGGCACCGGCAACTCCAGAAACAACCGCCAAGAAGTTTTGAGAACTTGTTACCGTTCCAGCGCTGGCAGTTCCAGCTGTCCCGGAAAGGGTGATCGAGACGTTTTGAGAACTTGTTACCGTTCCAGCGCTGGCAGTTCCAGCTGTCCCGGAAAGGGTGATCGAGACGTTTTGAGAACTTGTTACCGTTCCAGCGCTGGCAGTTCCAGCTGTCCCGGAAAGGGTGATC